CACCAACCCAAACTATATATCGCCAACCATTTTTGTAGTCGTTATCTATCTGCATTTACTTCTCCTTTGTTATATAAGGTTTAAGCCACTTCTCTATCTTTGGCAGTTTCTGTAATGGTTCTAGTTTCTCTCCATGTAGGTCTTCATCTGCTCTACATAGATTAAGAGATTCTAAATCCATTTGTTTTGCGATTGTGAAGTAATGAAACCCACACTCATAACACTCACCACTCTCATATTGAAATGGTTTGTAGTCAGAGTATGCACTCATTGAACCATCACAATTAGGGCAGTCTGCACTAAAACTATGTCCACTCATTATACATTCTCCATTTTTTGTTTTGCTTTATCACTATACCAAATGCTTTGTTCTAAATCTAACAACTCTGCAAGTTTTCTAACTTTTTTATATGCTATAAAACTTGCATTGTTTATTTTACTTACATCTACCTTGTCTGTGTCAAGAATTTCTGATGCTAACATAGCACAAGATGCCCTATTTATATCTTTAATATTTTTATCTAAAGATTTAAATATACTACGTAGTTTTGTTTTATCCATTACTTATCTCCTTTTTTCTTGTCAATGTAAACTCTCATGTGTGAAGAATCTTCCATGTTAGCACCCCAAGATGCTCTACCTTGTCCATACAAGTCTTTCTTGAGGTGTTGTCCTCTTACTCGTATGGTATAAGATTTTGTATTAAGGTATTCTCTGCAGTTCTTAATGAACTCTCTACCTTTATCATCTTGTGGCACTTCACAGAATATATAAGCACAACCATTAGTTCTATGCACTTCATTTGCCATATTCCTATACATATCTCGTTGCCTTTCTATCTTGGCAGTATAGTCCATATACTCTTGGTCTTTCTCTTCTAACTGCTCTTGTAATGAGCCAATGTTTTCAGACAAAGTTTCTACTTGACTTCGTAAACCTGCAATAATCTTTTCTTGTGCCTCAAGACTATCTAGGTCATCAACAGATTGTTTGAATCCACCTTGTAAATCTTGTTGCAGTTTCCTAATAATGCTATCTTTTGCTTTGATAATATCAATAGTATTACAATGATTAGTTTTTTCTTTTGCAAGTTGTTTCACAAATGCTCTAACTAAATGTTGGAAGTCCATGTCTGCAATAGGTATATGCTCTGCTTGTGCCTCAGAATAATATTCTTTCTCGTCTAGGTTATACATATCACTTGCTAGTCTACCTGTGTCTGTGGTGGCAGATACCATCTGCACTACTCGTTTTACTTTCATTGTTTATCTCCTATGATAGTAGTTAATTCCATTCAGTTACTTCAAATTTAAGTTTGCTATGGTCAATGTATCTTTTGCCCATAAACTTAACTCGTGATTGTAACTCCTCAAGAGTGAGATTAGCAACATCTGAATCTTCAAAGTTCTTTTCTCCATTAATAATGGCATTGCCACTAACCATAACATCATCTATTTGAAAGAAATAGTTATACTCTTTTAAATTACCCTCTTCATCAAACCATATATCATTTCCATTAATTTGTTTATATAGTCTTTCAAGATTTCTTGCATTAATTACCTCACATTTATGTTCCCAATTCTTAACATTGGTTTCACATATTAATTCATGCTTGGCATCTATAAAATATGCTTTCATTTGTTTTCTCCTATATCTTTTTTATTTGTGAAAATATAAATAATAAGTAGAATGAAAATCCTACAAATATCGTTCCAATAGAGCATACCAACCAATCTAAATGTTGCATATCATCTATTGTGGTCGTGTTAGCTTGGTCAACAACATACAACCCTAGTATCATATAAGAAAGTATGATTAAGACTTTTGCCAAGCCAATTAAAAAGTTTAACAGGGTTTCCATATAACATTCTCCTCTATATAATAATCATTATGTTTAGATTGATACGATACCTTTTTGTATGACTTTATCATATCATAATTAGGTATATTCTCAACACGATAACCTCGTAATTGTGCTAATAGTTTTCTCGCCTCGTCATAATTATCTTTTCTAACTAATTGTCCTGCCTTGTCAGACTTTTTAGAATATCTTATCAAAGTGGGATAAAAACCCTCTTGAAAAGTAAAAGGGTTATCTTTTTTAATAAAATAATAATACATTTTTTTCTTTTCCATAATAACTCCTCTATTTTATTTATGGGTGATTACTTTCATCAAAGTCATTCATTGGGTGTTCTTCAATCGTTTTATAAAACAAATCCTCGTTAAATTTTGGGTTTTCAGATTTGCAAAATTCTACTATGCTTTCAATTATGTTTTGATGAAGTATCCCTAAATTATTTTTCCAAATAAAATTTGCCAATTCTTCATATGTTAATATCCCATATACTAACTCACATTTATGTGTATCATACATAATAACTCCTCTATTTTTTATTTAACTTTTTCAATTATGATATTATTTTCTACTTCATTACTAAACTTGTAGCATCTCAGGCATTCTCTACACTTCTGACCTGTGCAATTTTGCTCATCAATAAGATAATCTTTCTCTACATTGTTGAACACTTTATCAAAATGTAAAGGTATTTTTCTAATAACTTTATTGACTACTAGATTGCTATACACGAGTATAAAGTTTTTAGGTTTTTTCCTAGTCTTAAAAAATTGTGAGATAATATCTTTTCTTTTAGTCCACAAGGCAAAGTTACAATGTGGGTTATATTCTGCAATTCTACAAAAGTTTTCAATCATGGTAAACTTATCAAATCTTTTTGTAATGTTACCTTTATCATCACAAAGTTCTGTCAATAGTTCGCCATGATGGTCAAATCTGTAGTATGATTGTAGTATAAAGATTTGTTTTAGGTCGGTTTCTGTGAGTGGTTTTTCTGCAAAGACATTATTTTTATCTAATGCCTTTTGATTGTTTTTTCTAAACCCATTTAACGATTTTTGCGAGTAGCAAACACCACAAATGTCTACTACTTTTCCTGCCTTTTCATTTTTAATTATAGCTTGAGTGTATCTGTCAAAACAAAATTTGTTTTTAGTCGTGTTCGTGCCAATGGCTTTCATACCCATTAACTTTCCCACGAGTGTACTTTCGTGGTAGTCTAGCTTTGCGATAGCATTCATATACTTTCTCCTATATATAGTTATGTTATATGTTATTTTAGGGTATAATGCAATAGAAATTACATTATACACATATTGGCTATACTGCTAGGTTTAAGTCTGTCTTACCACGATTAGCAAAGTCATTATATCCTGTAACTTTGAAAGAGCCAAAGTCAACATTAGTTTTAGTATCATTTAATTGTTGGTTTATGCCTGTTAAAAGCATTTCAAACATAGCAATAGAAGTAGAGCCAATTCTAGCACCAAATTCGGTTTTCACTTGTCTAGCACCATAACGACTTGCCTTATATAACCTTACTTTTGATAAGGTTTTGCCTGTTACTTTATAAAACTTTTTAGATACCCTTGTAAACTTTGATTGGTTTGATTGTGTCAAGTTCTGACCTGTTAAACCTGTTGATTGTTTCCAATAAGTAATATTTATTTTTTTTGTAGCCATGTTAGTTCTCCATTTAATTTAAATTAAAATGGGTATATCATTATACCCTAGAATAACACATAAAAAAAAACAAGGTTGTCGTGTGTATATATTATCCTCGCCAAGTCTTTACACTATAATAGGCGATTACTTCTCACTCCAACAACCTTGCTCTAATAGACACAACTATATAGTAGAATTGTGTCTACTATTAGATATTAAAATTCGCTACACGAATAAGTATTCTCCTTTGATGATAATGTTATATTATCCAATATACTTATTTTTTATACAATAAAAACTTTATTCTCCAAGAAAAACTTGGCTTATATCCTATAAAATTTATTCTTGTAGTATAGTAATGTAGATTTTTCCTCGCTTTTACACTTTGACACACCAATCATATTGAAATGTGGGCAGACTAGACAACACACAAAACTAGCCTCTTTAATTTTTCTCGCACTTTCCCTACTCGTTGCCACCCTAGGATTTCTCTACTCGCACTTCTCATGTCTTTTACAAGTTACACTTGGTCGCTTGTCTAGTGTCATAAGGTTACCATTAGATTGGCACACCTAGTTAGCTCACATTTTGCCCATGTATGTGGGAAAATTCGCATCTATCGTCTAGTGAATTTGCACTTGATAGGTTCGGTTTAAAGTCCTCACTTGCACTATTTTAAAGAGTTGTCGTTTCTCTTGATTTTTATGTTAATGACTTTTTTTAAATTTTCAAGTTTTTTTTTAACTTTATTTTTAGAATGTCGTTTTTATAACTGCTATCTAAAAACTTGAAGTTTTAACCTTGTGTCATTAGCAATTTATAAGACTTAACCTTTTGGGTGCTTATAAAAAGAAAGTTTGTTAAACTGATTAAAACTTCTTTTAAAAACTTGTTGATTAAAATTCGTTATCAACAATTTTCATTCTCATTATTTTTTCAATAAATGCAAATAAAAAAATAATTATTTTATTAAGTGTTTGATTTTATTGAATAATTAAATTGTGTTATGGCTTGAGTAGTTAAAAAAGAGAACGAAACAGGAACAAAAATATTGGTTGTCTATTTATATAGGAAAAAAAAGTTTTATACTCGCTAGGGTGTATTATTCAATAAAAACAATGGGATAGGGTATTTTCAACACTACTAAACAAGGTAACTAATAGATTATTAGTTTATATTAGCTATAAAAATATAATAAAATCAATAAGTTAGCATATTAAATGCTATATTTTTTCCCTATTTACCTATAAAAAAGAATATTTTTTTATTTGAAATGGGAAAAAGTGATAGAAATCAACAGGGTATGGGCATCAGGCAGGTAGGGGGTCTACGTATACGTGCTTGAATATCTACACAGATGGGAAAATTGAAGTGTTAACCACAGAAGTAACTGATAAATGTCATAATACTAGTATAATAAAAAATAATACTTGACAAGATATGAAAAAACGGGTATAATTATATATAACTAACACTTAAATGTACATTATATATGTTATACACCTATAAATATATAAACACTTAAATGTACACTTAAATGAAAAGATAAATACTTATTCTTGTACTTATCAAAACATAAAAGTTCTTGACAATGAGACGAAAATCAGTAAAACTATATACACCAGAGAACATTTTAGAAGCATTCTATGATGCTATCCGTAGAAATAAGTTAAAAGACTTACATATTCCTCATAGTTCCGTATTCTATGTTCGTGCAGCGATAGAAGCAGACACTGGTGTGCGTTATACTTTGAGCCACGTAGAGACTGCAATGAAGGCAGAGGGAATGTTAAACGATGTATGAATTATTTGTACTTGCTTGTCTTGTGAGCAACCCACAAAAATGTCTTACACTGCAAGATTTGTATAGTCCACACGACACACATGATAAATGTCTCACACGTGCTTACATTATATCAAAAGAGATGTCTACATATATGCCTCATTACTATGCCAAAAGTTATAAATGCTTTGACATGAGGGATGCAGATAAAATAGAAACATAATAGGAGTTATTTATGACACTTAAAAAGACAACACCTACACAAAAAGGACTACGAAAGTTACCTACTGCTGTAAGAAACAAAATGGGTTACATGAAAAAGGGTGGTTCTGTTACAAAAAAGAAAAGCATAAAAGCAAATAAAGGTGTGCTAGTTTTAAGTATAGGTGTAGGTAAGATGAAAAAGAAGCCTACAACTAAAAAGAAAAAGTAAAGTGTTTAAAAGAAACTACAAAAAAGAATATGCAAATTATCATGCTTCTCCTTTGCAAAAGAAGAATAGAGCAAGTAGGAATGCAGCACGTAATTCATTAGAATCCAGAGTAGGGTTTGCGAGATTAGCAGGAAAGGATGTTCATCACAGAAATGGAAATCCTAAAGATAACTCGCCAACTAATTTAGCTGTCACATCTAAGGGAGCTAATCGTTCTTTTAGGAGAACTAGGACAGCAAGAAAGGTAATTTAAAATGTCAGAAGCAGATTTAAGAAAAGCATTTCGTACATATAAGCGAGAAGAAAGACTAAAACTTAATAAAAAATATCCTAAAGGGGGTAGAGAATTTATTAAGGCAGTTAATAAACTAGCAGGTATGAAGTTTTCAGACTTTAAGGGTATGAAAAATTTAGGTGTTAAGGTAGCTAAAAAAGAGGATATACCTGTAAAAAAGAAAAGTAGTAAAAATATTGTAAAAGCTAAACTGACTGACCCACCAATATTACCAATAGTAAAACCAAAGAGTATTAAAGAAAAAGAAAAAAAGGAAGTAAGCACTAAACCAAAGAAAAAAGAGGATAAAAAGTCTGTAGTCGTTAAAAAGAAAGAAGATAAGAAGGTAACTCCAAAAAGAAAAGGAAATCCTGCTGTACTAGCTTTTATGAAGAAAAATCAGTACACTTCAAAAAAAGGTGGAAAACCAATAACTGCAGCACAACGATTAGCAGAAATAGATGCAGAAAAGGCTAGAGAGAAAAAAGTTGCACAGGCTAAAAAAATATTGCAAACATTAAAGTCTATTCCTAAATCTACAAAGGTAGCATCTAAATCAAAAGAAAAAGAAAAAATAGTTCTCAAAGGAGGAGGAGCACTTATGAAAAAGAAAACAAAGTATATGTCAAAGGGTGGCATGAAAAAGACAAAGTATATGTCTAAAGGTGGTATGAAGAAAACCAAATACATGGCTAAAGGTGGAGCAGCAAGACGTAAGTAATGTCTTACTTAATAAGTAACGTACCTCATTTTAAATGTTGGGTGCGAAGAGAGTTTACTTGTAATCACCTTAATTATCATGGTGAGTATCTACACGCATTAGCATTTGCAGTAAACACCATACCTGACAGGTCATTGAGCTTTCAGGTTGTATTCACAGGTTGTGATGAGAAGAATAATGTTCATGGTGGTGCAATGTGGGCAAGAATGCCAATACAGGCACTTGTAGCTGACATACCTGTAGATGAATGGGCAGAACCAATGGAAGACCACTTATGTCAACCTTGGGATTGTGAATCAAGAAACCATAGCATTATTGTTATGGATAGAGTCAGTTCTTCTCCTTGGCTATGCAAGATAGCAAATGATTTTTACACTGCACGATATATGTTCACTGTTGACTATACTGAGAGTGACATAGCAGATGACCCTGCACAACATAAACAATCACACGTATTGTATTTATTAGATGCAGGAAAATGGACAGGTAACATTGTAGCATTGCCAAATAACAGAGTTAGAGCAACAAGTCCTGCTCTGTGGGTTACAGGAGAAGGTGCTCCTGATTTTCTGCCATCACAATGGACACATTCGGCAGAGTCACACGAATCTTATTTAGACCCATCTGTAACATTTAATAATTTATATGAGGATAGCTATGGCAGTAAAAAAAGCAAAAGCAACAATAAAAAAAGTAGCAGGAAAACTAAAGAAAGCAAGTAAAGCTCATGCAGGTCAAGCTAAATCTTTATCTGCTATTAAGTTAAACAAAGGTGGTAGCACTGTAAACAAAGCAGGAAACTATACGAAACCTTCACTACGTAAAAGTATATTCAATCGTATTAAAGCAGGTGGCAAAGGAGGTGCTCCCGGTCAATGGTCAGCTAGAAAAGCACAGATGGTAGCCAAAGCCTATAAGACAGCAGGTGGTGGTTATAGAGGATAATGGCTGAAAAAAAAAAGAAAAAACGTGACCCCAAGTTGGGTACGGGGAAGAAACCGAAAGGGTCAGGTAGGCGATTATACACAGATGAAAATCCCAAAGATACAGTCAGTATCAAGTTCGCCACCCCAAGTGACGCAAGAGCAACAGTTACAAAAGTTAAAAAAAGCAATAAGCCATATGCGAGAAAGATACAGATACTTACAGTCGCTGAACAAAGAGCAAAAGTAATGGGTAAGACTGAAGTAGTCAGTATATTTAAAAAAGCAAAAGAACAATTAAAGAGAGCACATGAACGAAAAAAGAAAAGATAGATGTGATACTTGTGAGTGTTACGAGTGTGATTGCGATGAATGCACTTGTAGTTGTCACGAAAAAGAAGAAGTAGAAATAGAAGGTGCTCCTGTCTAAATGATAGAGTTTCTTCTTGTGTTTATGATTGACAAACAAATAGTTAATCAAACACAAAGATTTCAAGACATAGATAGATGTCTTTATTTTGCAGAAAGACTGCATGACCAACCAGCTATACCCACAAAGGATGGAAATAAAAGAATAACTGCATATTGCAAACCTGTAAGGAAATAAAATGTTAGCAGAACTAGCAGCAGCTAATGCTGCCTTCGGTGTTATAAAAAGTTTCATTAGCAACGGAAAAGACCTTGCTAGTTGTGGCAAACAGATTTCTGATTTTGTTTTTGCAAAAGAACAAATAGAAAAGAAGGCGAGTAAAAAGAAAGCCAAGGGTTTAGGTGGTGCAGACTTAGAAGAGTTCATGGCTCTTGAGAAAATTAAAGAGCAAGAGA